CACTTAAGCCTGTATCTGACACAAGAGAAGCTTTTATCGAAGGTAAGCTATTTGAGCTTGGCGACAAAGTTGTTGTCAAGGAATCAGAAGATGTTGGTACAGTTACCCACCTCGGTTCGAATTATGTAATTGTAGAGTTCGCAGATGGCTCTCACAAACGTAAATGGCTCGATGCTGTTGAGCTGGTTGAGCCAAAGAACGAATACTATGAGTGGGGCAAGAAAGATACTGTCGACCATGCCAAGAAAGTCACGCCAGGTCAGACTGAAGCGAAAGACACTCACACAACCAAAGATGGCAAACAAGCTAAGAAAGGTCTTTGGTATAACATTCACCAACGTCGTAAGAAAGGTCTTGCTCCTCTCAAGCCAGGCGCAAAGAACTATCCTAAGACATTAGATATTGAGCAGACAGATATGGTTGCTCAAACTAAAGACCGTATCAAAAAAGAGAAAGAGCAGGACAAGAAGAAGCATGACATGATGCTGACTCGAGCCAAAGTTCGTCAAACATTAGCCAAAGCCAAGGCAAGCCAAAAGGGAATCAGATAATGAAATCATTCCAAGAACTCAGAGAGAAAACTCTAACACCAGCCGAAAAGAAAAAGCGCGAGGAGATTGCTCAGGCAATTGAGCGCGACAATCCTGGAATGGATATGTCGAAGAAGATGGCTATTGCAACAGCCCAGGCCAAGAAGGTCGCTGAAGAAGTTGACGAGGCTGTCAAAGCTCGTCCAACCGATGCTGCTTTGCACAAGACACTTGGTCCTACCAAGAACTATCAACAAGGCGTTGAGGCTCTGAAGAAAGCTCATGGCTTTACCTCTGCTCAAGCTAAGGGTCATGTCAATCGACTGATGAGCCAGATTGCTAAGGCTGATAAAACTCAAAAAGAAGAAGTTGAGCAAGTAGCTGAGCTAGATGATAAGACAGTAAAGAGCTATCATCAGAAAGCTATGAAAGATACAATGCTAGGCAAGAAGGATCGTAATGTTGGCATGTCAAAGGCATTGAACCGTATGAGTGGTCTTGGCAAACCTCTAATGAAAGGTCCTAACGAAGAGACTGTTGCTGAAGCTCATTACAAAATGGTCGATGGCAAAAAGATGCGTTGGGATGATATGAAGAAGATGTGGATGCCAGTCCAAGCTCGTGGGTTTGCAGAACAAACAGAAGAACAAATTGATGAGTTGAAGACAAGTACTCTTCGTTCATATATCTCAAAAGGTATGAAGGATAAGAAGAAGATTCCTCAGCGGATGAAAGGTCAAAGTCGCGCGCTTGATAGATTGACTGGTCGTCAAATGGTTAAAGTCAAGCCAGGCGAGAAAGCTCCTCCTTTTGCTACTCGTAAGTTCAAGTCATACAAAGCAGAACAAGCAGACAAGACACCTCCTTTCGAAGGTCCATACAAGAAAGTAAAATCTGTTGTTCCTGGTAAGCAAGGTGAGGGTCCTTCTACCGCTAAGCATCTTGCTAAGATGGGCTTGAAGAAGTTTATGGCCAAGGACGAGAAGAAATGAAATCGTTCAAAGTATTCGAGGCAACATATCAGGGGAAGAAGGTTCCTCTGAATAAACCTATGCCTGGCGACGTTAAGAAGTCTAAAGTGTATGTAGATCCAGACGGCGATGGCGTTGCTAAGAAGGTCAACTTTGGTGATAAGAATATGACGATCAAGAAGAATGTTCCTGCTCGTCGCAAGTCATTTAGAGCTCGTCACAATTGTGACAATCCAGGACCTAAGGACAAGGCACGGTATTGGTCTTGTAAGGCCTGGTAATATAAATACATGGGGAAATAATGGCAACAGAGTCACAAAATAATCGATTGGATAGAATCGAAGAAAAGATTGACAGACTATCTGACGCAATGATCTCACTTGCACGTGCAGAGGAGAAGTTGATTCAGATAGAAAAGAATAATCATTCAGCGTATGAACGCATGAATAAATTTTCAGAAAAGTTAGATCGTTTGGAAGAATGTGTAACAAAGAATTCACAGACGGTACAGTTAATTAACAAATTGTTCTGGGCTACGTTCGTGGCCGTAATCGGAACAATTGCTTCGCAAATCTGGATGTAAGGAAACACTATGAAAACATCAGACATTAGAAAAATGGCCCAGGCCTACGTCCAGGTCCTGGAAGGTAATCAACCTCAATTCGAAGTGCCAGAAGGCCTCGATAAGGAAGGCGTAGCTCATTTTATGGGTAAGGCCGCTGCTGCTCACAAAGCTGGTAAGAAGAGCTTTGAGATGGGCGGTAAGACATATCCTGTTACTATCAAGCCTGGTCATCCAGCTGGTCGGAATGAGGAAGTGGAAAAGGTCGAAGAGGCTGAGGGTAAGATGAAACCATGCCCACAGTGCGACGGCTCTATGGAGAACCATAGTCCTGACTGCCCGATGATGAAACAAGAGGGTTGGGATGATATGATGAAGGCTGTTAAGGATCGTGCCAAAGGCAGTCCAGAAAAGAGCCCATTTGATAAGAAGAAAGTTTCTACTGGTACTGTATACCAACGTAAAGCAAACAAGGACGGTAGCTCGAAGATGCGTGAAGGCACAGAGTGGACAGTATTCCGTCGGATCATGGAAAAACAAGACGCTCATACTAAGGGCGCTACTGCTCCTGAACCAATTGACTCGAAGGCATCTGGTTCTGAAAAGGAGTTTGTTGCTAAGCACGGAGGTTTAGGCGGTAATGATTCAGGTATTGATGGTGCTAAAGCAGCTGCTGATACAGCGAAAGCTGCGACAGCTGGCATTAGCGTTGCCCCTAAGCGTAATGGTGATAATAGTGCTGGCGATAAAGCGATGCCGACAGTTTCTAAAGTTCAAGGACAGTAAGATATGATAGAACCTCCTAAGTGGGCCAAAGATGCAGTACCAACTCCTCAAGGCTGGAAACATCCCAAGCGTAAGGAGATTCTGTTGAAGCGTAAATTTACTCAAGAGCAGATTGATGCGTACATGGCTGTTAAAGACTGGACGCCACCACCTGCTCCTGAAGTAAAGGTTGAACCGATTCCCGCAGTTGTTGAAGAGGTACCTGTTGTTGAACAAGAGCCTAAGCCAACACGCTCTCGTCGTAAGAAAGCTGAACCAGCTCCTGTCGAACAACAAGAAGAGGAACCAAGAGGCTTTTGGCCGTTTCCAATTAGACGACCCTAAATAAGATTGTATTATCTTGATTAGGTTATTATGGAAATAGAGCTAACAGAACAGAACCTTTTAATATACGCTGCAAAACATTATTATAATCCTCGGTTCATTGATGCAGAGGAGTTTTATGAGGACCTCAAGCGGTTCAAGTATATAAAAAGATTGTTGAATAGGTATCAGGAAACTGGTAAACTGTCAGAGAGATTGATACTGAATCATTTGATTGTTGTGTTCAATGTGTTTGGTATAGATGCTGGTCTTAAGATGTTGGAGATGAAGGTCGAGCAGGATCAATGGCACATCATAAAACCGTTCTTGGTACTACTGAAGATTATTCGTAATGACCAGTATACTAACATACCAATGGACCAATACGTAGTAGAACAATTGAGAAAGATTTAATGGGAATTGTAAAGAGAGCAGGAGACTTAGTATACACACTAAGATTCCTAAGATTATTAACAACCGACTTCGTCGATACGAAGGCGTTTAAACTTGGTATCATAGACCAAGATGGTAAACGTAACAAGGATGTTAATATTTCCTCTCAAGAGCAGAGAGATGCTTATACACGTTTCCATAGACTAGTATTCAATATCAAGAAACTAATTGAAAAAGTTCCTGGTGGTAAACAGAAGATTGCGTCGTATGCTGCAGCGTTGTATTTGCTGAAAGAAGAATTTAGCATCACGGAAAAACAAATGCTAGAAGGTATTGCACAACTAGGTGGCGATACCGTTCTTGATGTAAAAGAAGGTCGTGATTGGTTTGTTCTGGAAGATGGTAGACTGTCTCCTGGTATGTACAAAGCAAAGAATGCTAAGGTACTAAACAGAACATTCGATGAGATGGTCAGACCAAAGGATTACATCAAGATCGAAGACAATGCATATCCGATAGGTAAGATATTTGGTATAGATATCTACGAAGGTATTCATTTTCCTACAAGACAAAAAATATATGTAACGGTTGGGGAGCTGCTGGCATGAAAGAGAACTTTATGGACGGGCGTAATCCTCAAGACAAAGGGGATATGGCTCGTCATGGTCTCAAAGGCAAGAGCATCAGCCAACTAAAGAAAGTTCGTTCGTCCAAGACAGCGAGTAAAAGAAAGAAACAACTAGCGCATTGGTATATCAATATGCATAAAGAAGAAGCACCAGCTACATCTATTGGCAATCAATCTGTTGCTCTACCTCCGACAATGCGTCCGAAGGTCGTTGTTGATCGTCGTAGAAAGAAGAATCAACCGCCCGTCCTACTAAAAAGATTCAGGAAATATATCGAAGATAATAAGATAGGTCAGTAATATGTTTGGAATTGGTTCTGTGATTAAGATTGTGGCAATCCTAGCAATTGTCTCAATAGTGGCTGGCGGTATCTATTATATTTCCAACCTACAGGCTGCTCTAGCCGTCTCCCAACTTAATGAACAAAAGCTCGAAGGTGCTATTCAAGAACAGCAGGCACTAATCACTTCTATGAAAGTTGATATCGAAGCTATTCAGGCTACGAACGAGCAGCTAAGAAAAGAAAACGAACAACAGCGCAAAGACGTAAATGCTTTGTCTAAGAAATTTGATAAAAGAGACTTTGGTGTATTTGCCATTGCCAATACAGAGAAGACTCAACAACTGGTTGATCGTGGAGTGAAGAATGCTCTGCGGTGTTTAGAAATTGCTAGTGGATCTCCTCTTACAGAAGAAGAAAAGAAGGCTCCATCACCTATAGAGGCCAATCGTGAATGTCCAGCGCTTATTAATCCTAATTTCACTTCCGCTACTAATTAGCGGTTGTGGTATCACGAGTCTATTTCAAGGACCTGATGTAAAGACTGTAGAAGTACAGACAAAGGCCGTTGAGAGGACTCGTTTGAATATTCCTATGCCTGATCCTATGGAGGCAAGGGATGTTAAGTTTATTATTGTCACAGAAGAAAATGTAAATCAAGTGTTCGAGCAGCTGAAGGGTGAAGGTACTGACCCAGTATTCATCGCTCTGACAGATGATGGATATGCTCAACTAGCATTGACAATTGCTGAGGCAAGGAACTTGATTGCCAAGCAGAGAAGTATTATAATTAAGTATAAAGAATATTACGAACCTGAGAAGAAATAATACTTGCTCACATTTTGAAAACCCTATATAATACTACTTCCACAAAAACAACGATGATACTTGTGAATTCACGAGTAGGGGATCTACATGTCTGTAAAAATTAATGTAAGTAAAGATGAGTTATTAACTGAGTACGCTGTCGGCATGTTGAAGGATTTCTACATGCGCGATTATGAAAAGTCCCCACAAGAAGCATACTCAAGAGCCGCACAGGCTTGGGCAACATACAAAGGACAGAAAGACGAAGCGCTAGCACAGAGACTATATGATTATGTAAGTAACAAATGGTTTATGTTTGCAAGTCCTGTTCTATCGAATGCACCTAATGGTGTAAAGAAAGATAAGGGTCTGCCGATCTCATGCTTTCTAACATACGTCCCAGATACAATCAATGGTCTGATTGACCACTCTTCTGAGCTTCGTTGGTTGTCTATCTTTGGTGGCGGTGTTGGTGGCCATTGGTCCGATGTTCGATCTGTCACTGACATTGCTCCAGGACCAATTCCATTTTTACATACCGTTGATGCAGACATGATTGCGTATAGACAGGGAAAGACGCGTAAAGGCTCGTATGCGGCTTATATGGACGTCTCTCATCCCGATATTGCTGAGTTCTTGAACATTCGTATTCCAACTGGTGATGTTCAGCGTAAGGCATTGAACCTCCATAACGCTATCAACATCAGTGATGCATTCATGGAAGCTGTAATCAAAGGTGAAGATTGGGAACTTAAAGATCCTCACTTTGGTACAGTATCTGAGACTGTTAGTGCTCGTAAACTATGGGAACGGATTATTGAGGTACGTTTCCGTACTGGTGAACCTTATCTAAACTTTATTGATAGGGCGAATGAGTTCTTACCTCAAAACTTGAAAGACTTAGGATTAAAAATTCATGGCTCGAACCTTTGTAATGAAATTCATCTTCCTACCGGTCCTGATCGTACTGCGGTCTGCTGCCTATCTTCTCTTAACCTTGAGTACTATGAAGATTGGAAGCACACGACCATTGTCGAAGATCTCATCACGATGCTGGACAATGTACTCGAGTATTTTATCGAAAACGCTCCAGATGAAATTTCCAGAGCGCGCTACTCAGCTCAAAGAGAGCGTTCGATTGGACTCGGTGCAATGGGATTCCATTCCCTACTACAACGGCAAAACGTGGCTTGGGAATCAGAGCTCGCAAGACAAATCAATGAAGTAGTATTCAAACATATCAAGGAGAAGGCAGTTGAACAAACACAACGTCTCGCTGTGGAGAGAGGTGAGTATCCTGACGGCGTTGGCACTGGTCGCCGCCATGCTCATCTACTGGCCATCGCCCCTAACGCCTCTAGTGGCGTTATTCTTGCCACTAGCCCTAGTATTGAGCCTTCAAAAGCGAATGCATACACACACCGAACAAGAGCAGGATCGTTCCTAGTAAAGAACAGATACCTCGAAGAAGTGTTGACGCGTCATGGTATCAATAACGAATCAACATGGACGTCTATTATTACAAACAAGGGTTCAGTTCAACACCTCCCTGAGTTGACAGAGGGTGAGAAGGCTATCTTTAAGACAGCACAGGAACTAGACCAGACGTGGGTCGTTCAACACGCTGGTGACCGTCAGAAGTACATATGTCAGGGTCAATCGGTCAATGTGTTCTTCCCATCAGGTGCTTCGCGTGCATATGTAAATAAAGTGCACTTGAAGGCTTGGAAAGATGGTCTGAAGGGATTGTACTATCTCCGTACCGAAGCAAAGGCAAGAGCGGAGAATGTATCTGAGAAGATTGAGCGTGTTGCTCTCCAGGACGACACGAGATCGATTGTATATGGTAAGAGCGATTGCCCTTGGTGTGCTCGTGCTAAAGACGAGCTTGCACTAAGAGGTATTCCGTTTGATTATATCGATCTGCAAGAGATTGGAAAAACTGCGAAAGAGGTCACAGGACGTGATGATGTGAAGACCGTACCGCAGATTTACGTAGAAGGCAAATACGTTGGTGGTTATGAACAACTAATGGATTTTCTAAACAACACACAGACACACGAGCCAGCTCTGGCTGAGGGCGATGAGTGTCGAGCATGCGAGGGATAAATGTCACTATTCAAACAATCAAGAACATACAAGCCGTTCATGTATCCATGGGCGGTAGAACTAGCAAAGAAACATGAAGAGATTCACTGGGTCGAAGATGAGGCTGAACTTTCAGAAGATGTACATGACTGGCGGACTAAACTTACTGCTGATGAGAAAGAATTTATCACACAGGTTCTACGTCTGTTTACTCAGTCCGATGTACAGGTGGGTGAGAACTATCATGAATACTTGATCCCCAAGTTCAAGAACAACGAAGTTCGTAACATGCTATCGTCTTTCGCTGCAAGAGAAACTGTTCATCAACGCGCATATGCTTTGCTGAACGATACTCTCGGTTTGCCTGATGATGAATACTTTAAGTTTTTAGAGTACAAAGAGATGGCCGACAAGATTGACTTTATGTCAGAAGGTAAGATTGCCTCTCAATCTGATCTTGCTCTTACACTAGCACAATCCGTATTCAACGAGGGTATGTCACTGTTCTCTTCGTTTGTCATGTTGCTGAACTTCCAGCGGTTTGGCAAGATGAAGGGTATGGGCACTATCGTTGAATGGTCTATCCGTGATGAGACGATTCACGTGCAAGGGAACGCCAAGTTGTTTCGTACATTATGTGAAGAGCA